TAGCCCACGATCTTCTCGATCTGGTCCTGGCCGAAGCGGGTCATGGCGATGGGCTTGATGAACTTCCACAGCTCGTTCCACATCGGCGGCAGCTCTTCGCCTTCGATGGGCACGTAGTGGAACGTGGGGATCTTCTTGAACAGGTCGCGCCCAGCCGCTTCGACCATGTCGCGCATCCCGTAGTAATCACCGAGCAGGAAGAGGACGTCGGGCTTCCAGTCGCCCCAGTCCTCTCCGTTGTGCAGCTTGAGCTCGGCGGCCTGACCCTCGAGGATCTGACGGAGATAGGGGTGGATCTCCTCGATGCCCTCGGCGCCCATGTCGAAGACCGCCGGAGCAAGGGTCCGCGATGCGAAGGGCTCAGGCAGCTTGTCGGTCTCGTTCTGGCTCAGGATGCGGACGTCGATACCCTGCTTGACGAACTCTCGGCAGGTGTCGGACGTGACCGTGCCGAAGCCGGTCTTGGCCAGGTCGCCCATCCACAGGACCTTCATGCCGGCACCAGCAGGCCGAGGGCTTCACCGATGACGCGAGCCTCTGCGGCGTAGTCGATGCGGGCATCGAGACGAGCTCGGATGGCATGGCTCGCATTGTCGTAGAGGTGGCGGTCAGAGAAGAGCCAGAACATCATCTCGGTCGCTTCCTTGACCGAATGCTTGTCTAGGTCGATGCACGTCACGCCGTCTTCCCACAGGTCTTCGGCGAGCTGGCCGCGGTAGTAGGAGGCGTGGCCGATGAGCGGCCGACCGATGGCCGCCCACTGGTGGATGACGTGCCCGAAGCCGTCGCCCGTTTCCTTGTCGTGCCACCCGAAGGCGTAGCCCTTCATCAGCTCGGCGATGGCGCTCGTGGGCTTGATGAAGCCGTCCGGTCCGTGGTGTCCGTGGACGTTGAACTTCCAGTCGGGTAGCCGCTGGCGTGCTTCCTCGAGGTGGCGGTAGTCGGGCAGCAGCGGGAAGATGTTGACGAAGGAGCCGACGGTCCGACGGTCGCCCGCGTAGGGCGAGAACCGGAAGGCGCCGTCCTTGTCGAACTCCTGGTGCATCGGGATGCCGCCCGGTCCGAGGACGATGGGGTCAAGCCGGTAGTCGATGAACTGGCGAACGTTGCCGACCTGGATGGCGAAGCGGGCGCCCTTCTCGTCGGCGAGGCGCTTGAAGCCCCATTGCTGCTCGGCCATCGTGGCGACCATGACCGCCCAGCCGTCCATCGCCTTGAACTCCGGGAGGGTCAGCAGGCGCAGCCGACGCGGATGGAAGTCGGTGTGCTCGCCGATGCTCACGAGGAACTGACGGGCGACGTCCTCCGAGCCGTAGGGCGCGTAGCCCTCCAGGTACCACTCCATCCCGAAGGGCACGAAGACCTCCAGCCCCAGCCGGTCCTCGAGCAGGCAGTGCATCGCCTCCAAGAGGTCGGCGTGATGGACGTCGACGAGCGCCTTCACGCGGCCACCATCTCACGCTCTCGGACCTTGACGCCAAGGAACTCGCCCCACTGGGCACGGATCTTGTCGATGCCGAAGGTCTCGATGGCGCGCTCGCGCTGCCGGCCACCGACGTGGGCGGCGAGGTGATGGTCGTCGAGCCAGAGCTGGAGTCTGGCGTGAGCCATCGCCGGGTCATCGAACCAGATGCCGACGAGCTCGTGGCCCTCGAACATCTCCGGGCCGTAGGGAAGGATGCGCATCCACGACGGGCCGATGGAGAGGGTCGGGATGCCCGTCATCAGGGCTTCGATCATGCCGAGGGTGTAGGACGCTGGCTGAGTCCCGGTGTAGACATATGCACGGGCCCGTCGCAGAGCGGCCTTCATCTCGTCGGTCGTCTGCGTGCCCGGTCCGCCGATCTGCTCGGACTCGCCGCCCATCGGCATCCTCGGCAGGCCGTAGGTCGCCTCTTCCCAGAAGCCGTAGCCGCACCAGTCACCGCGCCTGGCGAGTCCCTGCGTGACGTTGACGATGAGCTTGTCTTCGCCGGTCCAGCCCTTCCATTCCTCGGGGTCCTTGCCGAACCTGATGAGCGCATCGGCTCCGGCATAGTTCGGGATGTTCGCTTCCTTCGGGGAGTAGCGGACGATCTGGCAGCCGTCCTTCCGAAGCGGCGTCATCATCGCCTCGTTCTGGTCGCCGCTCTGACCGATGGTCCGCCAGATGACGCGCTTGTGTCGGAGCCTCTGCCATTCCGGGATGAGGAAGGTGTGCTCGAAGGCGCTGACCATGATGACGTCGGCCCAGTCGATGACCTCATCGGGCAGGTGCAGCTTGGCGGCCAGGAGCGTGTCGGTGTGGCCCTGCGAGCAGGCATGGAGGTCGTCCCGCCAAGCGGTGTGGCGCGGCTCATCGGGATGCGGCTGGCCAAGGGCATCAACCGCAGCGATGAGTTCCGGGACCTCGGGCACGTTGAGCGGAGGGCGCAGCGGGTCCATCGGTCGCGATGGGTGGATATATGCACCAGGGCTGAATACCGAGTGGCCGAGCGAGTGGAACAAGGCCATCTCGTCGTGTTCGAGGACGGAGTGCGCACCGATGAGCAGGATGTTCATGCGGGGTAGTACTTGACCACGCGGGCCGGCACGCCCGCGACGAGCGCGTAGTCGGGCACGTCATCGACCACGACGGCTCCAGCGGCCACAACGGCATGACGACCGATGGTCACCGGGCCGACGATGATGCAGCGAGTGCATAGCCATGCACCCTCTTTGATGTGCACCGGCCCGCCGCCGCTGGTGACGCGCCTCGCATCACCGAACACGGACGGGTCGTGGCTGCCGGTGAGGATCATCACGTCGTGACCGGAGAAGGCGTCCTGGTCGATGGTCACCTTGTGGATGCAGTCCACCATCGCGTCCATCATCACCGAGGGATGGATGTCAGGCTCGACGCCGGTCTCTCGACTGGTGAACTCGAAGCCACCGAGACGTCTCACGGGTGTCGCGCCTCGAATGTCCCGAAGGCTTCGGTGCCACTCTTGAGCGTCACCACATGGCTCAGGAACAGGGCTTCCTCGATGCGCCGGATGCCGGCGTGGTGCTCGCCCCGGATGAGCGGGATGCTCCTGATGTCGGGTGAGGCAAGCACGCCGTACTCGCAGCCCTCGCAGTCGATCTTCATGAAGTCGACGTGACCACCGGCTAGGTCGATGATGGCACCGACCGAAATGGTCGAGACCTGCTCGTGCTGACCACCCTTGAAGCCCTTCTGCTGGGCGTTGCCGATGTAACGGTGATGCTTCCCTGAGTCTGACGCAGTGAAGTCCCACTCGACGCGGGTCGTCTTGCCCTTGGCTCCGGCCGCAGCGTGGAGCACGGCGACCCGCTCGGAGACCCCGTTGCGCTCGACGTTATCGCGGAGCAGCGTCACGTTCTCGGACAGGGCCTCGACGGCGACGACATGCCAGCCCATCAGGGCCAGGCTCACCGTCACGCCGCCGATGTGCGCCCCGATATCGACTGCGACTCCCTCACTGGGGAGGGAGCGCAGGTCGTACTCATCCTCGGCCATGCACGAGAAGAGCGTGTTGTGGTCCGAGGTCTCAGGGCGCACGACCATCGAGGCAGGACCGCCCATGGTCTGGAAGCCTTCGACGGTCGGAGCTTCGATCATCCCTTCGGCCGAGCGCCCATCGCCACGAGGTCCTTCTGGAGCGCGGCCATCCGGTCATCGATGGTCTCGCCGGTCGGTTCGGGGATGCCAGCGTGCTGCTTCTCGAACTCGGACGGCTCCGGCTGCGGCTCCTCTGCCACGGGCTCTTCGGTCTGCTTGGTCTTCGGCATCGGTTCTCCTTTCCTGGTGAGTGGTGGCCGCTTACGGCGGCCAGTCGGACGGCTCTCCCGTCAGCCAGGGCTTACGCCTTGGTGTCGATCAGCCTCTGGAAGAGACCGCTCACGACGTAGGGGTCAGCGTTGAAGGCCAACTCCTCCTCGAAGCGGAACCCTGTCAGGTTCTTGTCCCAGCGATCGCCAGCCTCGGTCGACACGTCGACCCGGAAGCCGTCGCCCAGGTACATCTCCGCGCCCTTCCAGTCGCCCACGACGAGCGAGTCGGGAGGCATGTTCGGGTCCGCGTAGAGCGGGATGCCCCACAGGCGGATGGCCGCCGCTCCGTTGGAGAAGCCGCCGGTCGCATTGACCTCGGACGCTCCACCAGCGGGGTTGATGTAGAACCCGGCACTGTCCGCGCCCGAAGCGAGCACGATCCAGAAGTCTCCGGCGTTCATGACCGCGCCCGAAGGAGTCCGGTTGCGGTCGGCCAGAGCACCCGAAGCCTTGGCGAGACCGCTGGCGATGTTGCCGGCGATGGTCGTCTGGGCTGCGGTGTGCGAGGTCACGAAGGTGCCCGACGTCCCGAGAGAGGTCAGCAGGCCCTTCGGCTCGCTGGTGCCCGAACCGTTGAGGATGTAGTAGCTCTCGCCGAGGCTGATGGCCTCTGCGCCGCGCTTGCGGATGAGCCGCTCCCCGGCGCCGCCCGTCTGGCGGAGCCACTGGTTCGCCGCGTCGTGGATGACGGCGATCGTGTAGAACGTCGCCGTGTAGTTGGCCAGCGAGACGCCCACGTTGGTCTTGGTCGCACCACGCGCCTGAACGGTCGCACGGGACGGGGCAAGGCCGATGTGGGGGACTTCGACGGTCGGGCCGAGGATGCCCGTGACGACCGTCAGGAGGTTGCGGTAGGGGTTGTTGGCAACGGCCACGCCCGTGGCTTCGGCTACGACGGCACGCGGTGCCAGGTAGCCGCCGTTGGCGTCCGTCTCGCCGAGGGTCGCCTTCGATGCGGCGGGCACGTCCTGCCACGTCGAGCCGAGGTCGGCCAGCGCCTTCTCGGATGCCGCCCGGACGTCCATCGGAGTGGATGCCCGCTTGACGTTGATGAGGTGACGGAAGAACGAGTCCACGTCGGGCTCGCCACTGTTGCGGTTCTGACCGCTCAGGATCGCCTCTGCCTTGGACGGCGAGTACGAAGACGCGGCCAGTTCTGCGATGCGCTCCTCGAGCGCGGAGATGCGCTTGGTCTTGGCCTCTTCGGCCTCGGCCGCGGCCTGCTTCTGCTTGAGCTCGGCAACGTCGTTGCCCAGCTCCTCGGCCTTCGCCGACAGGTTCTCGATGCGGTCGGCTTGGTCGCCGTTCGCGACGGCTTCCTTGACCTCGGTCATGAGGGCGGTCAGTTCACCGAACTTCTCGGTGGCCTTCTGCCCGATCTCTTCGGCTGTGTCAGCCATGTACCTCTAGCGGGAGGGTCAACACGCGACCCTCAAGGAGTGGAGTAACGAGAGCGAACCCGGTCACGCAGATCGCGGAAGTCGGGGATGAGCTCATCGAGCGCATCCAGCAGCTTCTCGATCTTGGCCAGGTTGGCGCCCGACAACTCGCGTCCCGCCTTCGCCGCCCCGTCGCCGCCTGAGAAGGTCGGGGGAAGGTCCGTCAGACCATCGAGTTCGGTGAGCACGTCACGCAGGACGGGCAGCACCGTGATGTCGGCTTGGTCGAAGATGTCCAGCACGGCCTTGGCCGGCCTGTGGATACTATGCGTGTTCTGTGGGCTCGTGGAAAGGGTCTGCATCATGTACGGCCAGACGTCGATATGGCCGGTCTTGGCGTTGCGCTTGATGAGGTTGGGGTAGGCGTAGGAGGACCCGAACAGTTCGGCGCCCTTCTCGGCAAGCTGCTTGACCAGCGACAGCCGCTTCTCGCCGGCGTTCAGCCAGAGGTCGACCCACCATCCGTCCTCGTCCATGCGCAGGTTACGGGCCTTGCCGATGAGCACGCCGTTCATCCGGCCGGTCGGGTCTTGGGAGTGGTGCCAGTCCACTGGGCGCTCATCGAACCATTCCGGCTTGATGTCGGTCTTCTCGTCGAAGAACTCGCCATCGACGTCGATGCCCTTGGCGTTGCGCGGGTGAGGGATCGGCCCGCCGAAGGGGATGGCCAGGAGCGGTCGCGGCACTTCGCCGGCCAGCCACGCCTGGAGGTCATCGGGCGACACGGCTTTCATCGGTAGCATCAGACCCTCCGAGGTCGGGCGTGGAACATGGCCTGGTTGGCCGCGGTTAGGGCGCCAGTGCCCACGAAGCGCACGAAGTGGTTGCCTTCCATCGTGGGCTGGAAGTCGACCCTGTAGAGGCCGACCCCGGTATTGGTCACGCTCGGCGTGGCGTTCACGGCGTTGGGCTGGCGGATGGTCGCCACGACTGTCGTCGGGTCCTGGAGTTGTCCGCTCGACTTGTTGGTGAAAGTCGTCGCGATGGTGACCTCTTCGCCGATGTCGTAGATGCCCAGATCTTCGGGCCAGACTCGCTTAGTCAATGGTCACCTCGTTGGTCTCGACGCTGAACGCGCCGCCGTGACCCACTGCCGTGAAGCCTACGCCATGCGCCAAGAGGGAGAAGGCTATCTCGCCGATGGGTCCGGAGACATCGCCGCTGCCGAGATCGGTGATGTGCAGCGTATCGACTGCCTGACGGACAAGGAAGTGGATGAGCGATAGCGCATCGCTGACACCCAGCGTGTCGGATACGGTCTTGAAGATGAGCATCGTCCTGATGCTCGCGTCGACGAAGATCAGGGCGTCGGTGACCGTCCGGTTGGTGACCATCGCCCGAAGCGCGGCGTCATCGAGGTCGGCAGCATCCGTGCTGGAGCGCCCGATGGTTCGGACGTCGGCGATCTGATCGAAGACGTCGAGGAGGTGTCCCGCCGACCGGAAAAGGGTCAGCGGTCGGCTGACGGCCTGAGCAAGGTTGACGGCGTCGGTACCGACTCTCGCCAGCACGATCGCTCGCAGCGTGGCGTCGGAGAGCGTGGCCGAGTCCGTCGTGCCACGGGCGACGGTGATGAGACGGATGGCGACGTCGGCAGGTGCCGAAAGCTCCACGGGGTCAGCGGTGACCCGCGGGTAGGAGCCACCGCCCCGGTCCACCTCGTCGGTGAAGACCAGCCCGCCGCCGACCGAGAACTCCTGGAAGGCAGCTGTTACCGGCCAGTTGCTTGTGCCCGCAGCCGTGCGGAACTGGAGGCCGATGGTGCCCGGCTCCTGGAGGCTCTGCGTGCCGTCTTCCCACTCGAGTTGCCAGTCCGGTTCAGGCTGGCCAGCGAACCAGACCTTGCCGTCGAGTTGCGTCAGGTCGGATCCCGATGCCCGAGCGCGGATGTAGAGGTCTTGCTCCTCGAAGTCCGTCTTGGCGAACAGATCCGTGCTCGTTGCCAACGTCGAGACGACGCCGTCTTCGCACTTCTCCCAGACCAGCCGGATCTGGAGGCTGGTCTGCCAATCCACGCGGAGTCGGTAGTAGTTGTCCTGGAGGAGTTCGGGCTGATCAGGGAGGAAGCTGACGATGCGAGGCAAGACACGAGGCTGTTGCGTGGCACCGCTTGGCAGCTTGTCTGAGGTCCACCGGACGGTCACGTCCTGGTCGAGAGCGTACTGCTGGTCGAGGTAGGCCAACCGGACAGTCGTGGAGTCGGACGCGACGATGAAAGCCTTCTGGCCAGAAGTCGTCGTGGACGAGTACCCAAAGCCCTCGTTATCGGCCCATGTCCACACAGCGCCGAAGTTCGTGGTGCCCCAGCCTTGCGGAACGTCCCTGTTGAAGTCGTCGTATAGCCCCTCAAACGTCAGCCTGTTGAGAGTCAGTGCGCGAGTCACCGCGTCATCGAGGTCTACGGCATCCGTAGCGGTCCGGGCCTTGAGCACCGGCCCCGTCGCCACGTCGGCCAGTGAGACCGCGTCGCTGATGGAGCGCAGCATGGTCAGGCTGCGGGTAAGCGAGTCGGAGAGGTTGACCGAGTCGGAGACGATGCCGATCTTGGGGATGGCCTCCGAGAAGTGGACCGCATCATCGGTCGTGCGCTGGATGCTGCCTTCGAGGATGTCCATCACCGCGGCATCCGACAGAGAGCCGGCGTCGGTGATGGACCGCCCGAGGGCCAGCAGGCGGGTCGGTGCAGCCGTGGCATTCGCTACCGCATCGGTGATGGCTCGAGCGAGGGTCAGTGCCCGCGTCGGAGTGGCCGTGGCGTTCTGGACGGCATCTGTCGCAGTCAGCGACACCGAGAGGTCGCGGGCCACCAGGTTGTCCCACTGAAGAGTCTCGGAGGACGCCCCGCCGAGGCCGCGGATGTTCGGGCCACCGGCTGAGTCGGTGCCTTCGGTCGTGGTCACCTCGAAGGCCCACGTCGACGGCTCTGCGTCAGCCGCCCGCCAGACCTTCATCTTGAGATCCTTGTTCGATCCTGCCCCCTGGACGATGCGGAAGCGCAGGTTCCAGTCGGTGTTCGCTGCCCATGCCGGAGCGCCCGACACGTCCGTTACCGCCGATCCGGTGACGATGCTCTGCGTGCTGGCCACGCGCTTGATGAAGTTGCCCCGCACTACCTCGGCCGTGGTGATGAGGACGTGGGCGAAGAGGCCGTCAGTGTCGAGACCCGTGCTCCGGGCGCCCAGCAGGAACTCCCACTGCCGGTCGATGGCGCTGGTACGGATGGTCACCGTGGTATCGGAGTCGAGCTGGCTGACGCCGTCCAGGACTGCCCTCTGCGTGTTGCCGGTGGCCAGACAAGTGATGGTGGCGCGAGAACCATCACAGAGGAAGGTACTGCTGCCCTGGCGCGTCGCTGTCCATGCCCCGCCCGTGTCGGCCGTGCCGAGGTCGGCGGTGCCCGACGTGGTCCGCGTGAAGGTGTCAGCTGCGACGACGGTCATGGCCCGACCGGGTAGCGGGTGTAGTTGGACCCGGCCTTGCTCGGCGCGGCGTCGCTGAGACTCACGGCATCGGTGCTCGTCTTGAGGCCGCGGACCACGACTCCCGTGGCGGACTCGTTGGTATCCATCGCGTCGCTGATGGCTCGTGGAGCGAGCTTCGTGCGGACCGGACTGTCGGCCAGGGTCACCGAGCCCGTGGCCGTTCGGAAGAAGTCGGTCCCACCGGCTACCGCATAGGCGCCGCGGTCGCTGCCATCGCTGGCCGTGCCGATGGCCGGCGAGCCGGGCAGCAGGTGGTAGTTACGGAGCAGCAGGTTGGCGTTGGTGGCGTCCACGAAGTCCGGGTCGGCATTCGCGGCGTTGGTGTTCGTGTCGCCCCAGACGTCGCTAGCGCACCAGCCCGTCGCCGCGAAGACGGCCGCTGGGCCTTCGCTCAGGTCGTAGTCGTTCGTCGTGCCTGTCGAGACGAAGACGTTGCCCGTCCCACGGTCAAAGGTGTAGTAGATGGTGTTGTGGTGGATGGTCACGCCAGCCATCGGTGCCCCGATGCCAGGTCCGTGGAAGGTGTAGATCGGGGTGGCGAAGCGGACGCGGAAGATGTTGTCCCGGATGGTCATCCCGGTGAAGTTGCCGTTGGCTCCGTAGGTGCCGGTGTTGTCCGTGCGCAGGCCGGCGTTGTCGTTCGAGCCGGTCGTGACGTCGAAGACGTTGTGGTGGATGTCGGTATCGCGCAGGGTCCGGATGAGCATGAACGGAGCGCGAGCTGCGAACGGACCGGCAGATGTCCCGCCGAGCGGCTGCGTCAGGCCCGAGGTCGTGTCCTGGTAGTCGTTCTTGCCAAAGATGGTGTTGTACGCGATCTCCGAGTTCGGCCCACCGGCGTTCAGGTTGGGCAGGTTGTTGCCTGTCTCGATGAAGCCGTTGTTGTTCCAGGTCGTGTTGCCGATGAACGTGCCGCCCTGCCCGTCAGGGACGTTGAAGTAGGACGCGCAGCCGCCCTCGGCGCCGTACTGCTGCGATCCGTACTCCGACCAGTTCTCATAGATGAGGCACCCCGACACGAGCCAGTTCGTGCCGCCCTCGAACGTGATGCCCTCGGCTCCGAAGTCCTCCTCCGATCCTGAGCGACCCATGTACTGGTTGTGATGGATCTCGCAGTCTTCGATGATCATGCCGTCACAGCGGCAGCGGATGCCGGTGCAAGTGTTGAAGATCTCACAGCGCCGTATCTCCGGGTCGTCGTGGCCTGAGTCGACCGACACGCCGTAGCCGAAGATGGGACCGATGACGAGGTCTTCCATGATCGTGCCCGACCCGGCAGACGTGATGTGGATGCCCGCGTAGTTGCCGGTGTTCGAGTGCGTGTTGCCGACCGCCAGGTAGGTCGTCCCTGACGGAGCGCCGGTCATCGAGGGAGTGCCCGTGTGGCGGATGGTGAACGAGCCACCGGACGGGTTCCGGCGGATGGTGCAGCCCGTCCAAGCGCCCGAGATGTAGATGACCTTGGCCGCGTTCGTGGCCCACGTCCCGCCGTGGGCGTAGGAGATGGTCACGGCGTCGGTGTTGTAGTTCTGGAGGAAGATCCCGGTCCGCGTCGTCGAGGCGACGTAGTTCGGATAGTCGCCCGCCATCAGGTTGACGATGTCGCCGCTGGAGCTGGCAAGTGCAACGCCAGCGGCGATCGTCAGCTTCGGAGTGCCGGTGGTCAGTCCGTTGTTAGCGTCTGACCCACCCGGCGATACGTAGTACGACGTCACGGACTAGGAGATGGTGACCGTCTCGGTGATGGTCAGCGTGTCGCCGTTGACCACGTTGGCGTCGGCGTTCAGGACGGTCTCGAAGACCATCGTGCCCGCTGCCGTCGAAGTGCCCGCGGTGAACAGGCCCATCCGGTGGATGGCAGGGAACGTGGCCGTGACGCTGAACGCCTTGGTCAGCGTGTAGGTCGCCGTGCCGTCGGTGTGGGCATAGGTGGCGAGTGCCCGCGAGCAGCCGCCCGTGGTGAGCTCGCCAGTCAGTGACGTGTTCGACGCAGACGCGGCCGAGGCGTTCTCGGTGAGCGCCATATAGCGCGCCGCTGCGCCACCGGGCAGGATACCGTAGTTGGCCGTGGAGCCAGGCGTGGCGCCTGCCGAGTCGTCGCCGTAGTACCACGCATCGACGGTCAGCACGGACGTGCTGTTGGCGCCGATGTTGCCCCACACCGGGGCGCTCGTGGAGTTCTCCGCGTAGACGACCTGGCCGATGTACGCCGAGGCCACGAAGGGCGTCGACGTGGCGGTTAGTGAGGTGGCGGAGCTGGCCGTGGCGATGGTGCCGATGACACCGAAGCCGAGCTTGGCTCCGAGCGCCTTGGCGACGTGGTCGCGGCCGGCGTTGGTCAGCAGGTTGTAGCCCACGCCCAGCATCTCGACCTCGGGCTTCCGCCCGACGCCGTGGGCGCAGTCCTGGTGGGTGATGTAGGACAGCACCTCGTTGGGGCCGAGCTTGACCCTTTCGATGGTGCGTTCCCCGAGCTTGACCGTTTCGATGTGGCTCACAGCTTGTCCTCCGACCCGACGCCGTCTTCGCCGGACCGCTCGAGGTTCTGAGGGTCACGATCGTGGGAGGTCGCTGCGGGCTTGTGCTTCGCGACCACGCTGGCCTCGAGGCGATGGTGGTCGAGAACCTTCTTGAGATCGCCTTCGGAGAGGTCCGACAGGATCTCCCAGTTGGCCTCGTCGTATTCCTTGATGCCCGTCACCGGGTCGAAGCGCACGCCGTGGCCGCAGAAGCGACACGCCGCGGGGACGTTGCGCTCTCCAGCCTCCCCGGACTCGGCCAGGTGTCCGCAGTTGGCGCAGCGGAACGCATACTTGACACTAGGACTCACTGGCTGAGCTCCTTTCGCTCGGCTCCGGCGGGCTCTCCGCATGGCCACGGCGCATCTGCGTCCTTGGCCTCATCTGTTGCGCCTTCTTGGCGGGTTCCACGACGATGTCACCTGGTCGCCATACGAACTTCTCGTCCTGGCGCTTCACTTGATGACCTCCAGCACGATCTTGCGCACGCCCTTGCGCCGACCCTGTGCCTCGAACGGTGCGTACTCGATGTCAATGAGCGTGTCTCGGATGACCCTGAACCGGGACCCACGAGCCAACAGGACTTCGTACTCGCGCATCTCCAGGACGCCATCCATGTAGGCGCCACGGGTCCCAGCGGGGATACGGATCTCAAAGAAAACGGGGACCTTCCCATCGCTCATAACGTAAGCCGCGTAGCGATGTCCGTTGACCGGGTCGATGGACGTGGAGGCGAAGCCCAGGTCGGGGAAGACGGAGCCAACCCCGAGGTCACCCGGCACGGCTGAGGCTGAGGACGCGCGATACGCCACGATGTCATGAGGGATGACCGACCGCGAGAGCGCCGAGTCCAGCGCGGCGACTTCGTCGGCCACGTCAACGCTCCCACGACCGCGAAGGGTCGCGTTGATGTCGCGATAGCCCGATGACTGATAGAGCTTGAGGGCGTCCAGTTCCTCGGGAGACAGGTCGTCCCGCCAATCGGCGTAGTCGGTCCGCATCTGCCCATCGAGCTCGCGAACCTCGGGTCTGGTCAGCGGCGTGACCTCCTCGTCCGCCTCTGGGGCGGCAGACGCAGGAGGCTCGCCGATGATGGGAGCGAAGTCACGGACGCAGTTGGGATGTTCGATGGGGTTGGCCTCAGCCTCTTCCAGAGTCCAGACCTGGCCGTCAGCCGCGGCGCAGCCCTCATCGTCGTCGCCGTCCATGACCGTGACGTGGGTCACGCCGTACTCTCGGTAGCTCTCGATGGCGGCGCGGTTCAGGATGGTCGCCGTCTCCGTCCGGGCGACCGTCTCGGCGCGGTACTCACCGAAGGCGGCGGCTTCCTGGAGGCGGTCGCCCAGCTGCGCCGGTGAGTCGCCGGCACGGATGCCCTCTTCGATGGTCGAGCGGACCATGTCGCGGGTCGTGTCGAGGATGCCGCCGATCTGTTGGCTCGACTGCTTGAGGAGGCGCGCCAGGACGCGATCGGGCAGCCCGACGCCGAGCGTCACGACTTGCCTTCCAGGGCCGTGGTGACCTTCTCACCGACCGTCTCGGCGGCCAGCGAGATATGCGGCTTGATGGCCTTCTCCAGCTCACGCCGCCATCGGCCCTCGTCCCACCAGACCGACGCATCGGTGGGCTTGCGTGAGAGGTGGTCATGCTTCGCTGCGACCTTCTCGCTTATCTCCGTGCGCATCTTGTCGAGGACCTTGGCCACGTCACGCTCCAGGCGGTCCTCGGAGGTCTCGCGGACGCGCTCGATGAGCGGGTCCATGTTCATCGTCTTGGCCTTCGCAGGGAGTCGTCGCGCCTTGCCAAGGGCTTCGTCCACGACTTCTACGTTGGCTGGGTCCGACTGCAACGTGATGGGCAGTAGCCCGACGTGCTTGATGTCCGGCAGGCCCAGCGCACGCAGCGCATCGTTCGGGTCGAAGCCTGCCCGGATGAGGACGCCCACGGCCTCGGCCTGCTGGCGTGACACGACGGTGCCTTCGTCCTCTGGCGTCGTCGGTGCCTCTGCGTCACCCGGTGCTTGTGCGATCTCCACGGTAGAGACTGGCACCCATACCGCGTTGTCCAATGCCGGGTCACCGAAGGGCTCCAAGCCCAGGATGCGGCGACGCTCGATGTTCTTGAGCGGCTGGCTCTCGGCGATCCTTGCCAGTTCGTACTTGGGCGTTTCGTCATCGAAGGTCGGCACGTCCACGACGAGCTGTAAGCCCATGCCCAGCCGGTCGAGCATCTGGTACTGGATGCGCTCGTACATCGAGTCTATGCGGAACTGCACGGCGTTCTGCCACAGCGCCGCCTCGTCGTACTTGCGAGTCTCCCCGGAGTTCATGCCAGCCGGCGTGTAGCCGCCGATGGTCGAGAGCGGGACGCCCCAGTGGGCGAGCACGTCATCGCGGCTCATCCGGCTGAGCTCGACCACGCTGAGGCTGTTCATGTCGGCTGCGGTCGGGGTGAACTCCATCGGCATCCGGGCCACGACGTCGCGCTTCGATGAGTCGGGCATGTCCTTGATGACGCGGAGGTCGCTCTGGAGCCGGTCGAAGACGTCATCGCCGGCGACTTCCTTCGGCGCGTAGATGCCCGGCAGGCGGCCACCGGAGGCGAGCGTGTCGATGGCATGGCGGTCGATGGTGTTGGGCATGGGCAGCGTCGTGGCGATGGCTTCAACGAGGCCCTGGCCGAAGTAGCCCTTGTCGGGCGGCACCAGGTAGAAGGGCACGACCTCTTCGGTGGAGAGCTGCTTGCCCGAGCCCGAGCCATCCTCGTCAAGGACCCAGCCGACCAGCCTACCGCCCTCTTCCTTCGGCGTCATGCGATCGGGGCGGATGTAGAAGATGCGCTTGGGCCAGCCCGTCAGGGCGTTCATCTCGTCGAGGAACCAAAAGCCCACGTTGACCAGGCCCATGTGGCGGCTGGTCAGGCCCCACAGCTCGCGCCGCGTCCGCGGCTGCCCGCCGTACTGGCTCTCGAAGTCGTCGCCCAGCGGCTTCTCGAAGAGGTCGCGGATGGCGCGCAGCTCCGGGCTGGACTCGTCGGTGACCTCTTCGCCATCATCGGTCTCGAGGTGCCACGGCACGGAGCCGACCCGGCCGCTGATGGTCATCTCGGCGCGCATGACCCAGCGGTTGCCACGGGCGTACACCGCCAGGGCTTCGCGGATCATCTGCCGCGGGTCGTTGGAGACGTAGCCGATGGGCGTTCCCCAGCTCATCACGCTGGCGCCCGGCCCGGTGACCGCCTTCTGCGGCTCGAGGCTGGCCTTCTGCGGGGTGAAGATGCGTTCAAGCAGCGCCATCGAACCGTCCCCTCAGATGCAGGCCCACGCCGGTCGACACGATGAGCAGGCCGACCACCACGACTGCCCACGGCTCGCCGAGCCACATGGCCCACAGGAGACCCAGCACGGCGATGAGTCCGCCTGCGATGACCACCACGTCAGGCAGCGTCACGGCGTCGTTCACGCCATCACTCGGGGCATGTCGGGTGGGTTGGCACCGTTCGCCGAGGCGTGCGTGACGGCCTCGTGGTAGTGCGGCGAGGAGAAGTCGCAGCCGTAGTGGCCCTGCCGGCTGGGCCCGCCCTGGCAGACCCAGCGACCGTCGCGAAGCTGGCGCATCGCATGGGCGCGGGACTTCCACGGCGTGCGTGAGCTCAGGTGACGGCGGAAGGCTCCCCGACACGCCGGGAACTTATGCGATCCATGACTTCTCCGTGGAGCCGTGATAGCCGGTGAGCATGAGGTCGGTGAGAGCCCAGACTAGAGCATCGAGGCGGTCCGGCGAACTGCCGCGGCCATCGTAGGACACCATCTGGCTGACGAGCTCGTGGAAGTCCTGCGTGTGACTGACCTTGCCCATGCCGTACAGGTTGGCGATGGGCTCGGCGCGGGTGACCTTGCCGCGGCTCGCGGTGACCGAGCGGACCGGGATGTTGCCGTTGACGGCGAGGATGACGTTGGCCACCAGGTCGCCGCCGTTGTTGACCTCGGCCACCACGCGGTCGGCGTGGTACTCGTGGTAGGCATCGGCCACGCGGGCGGCCCAGACGTTCGGTGCCATGCGCCCTGACAGGTCGGCGAGGATGTAGCCGTGGCCATCCTTCACGCCGGCCACGATGATGCCCGTCTCATCGGAGTCCTTGTTGCTCGTCACCGCGGGATCCACGGCGACCACCACGCTCTCGAAGTCGTCCACGATGCCGCGTCCCTGGACGTGGACCTTGGACGGCTGGCCCTTGCGGATCCAGTCACCGTCGAAGAGGCCGCCGGTCAGGGCTACCCATTCGCCGCGGACGTATCGCTCCCTCGCGATGCCGGTCATGCCCGCCATGCGGTCGAGGTAGTTCTGGGGCAGGAAGCGGTTGTCGGTCGTGGCGGCGCGGAGGTAGACGCGGTCGGTGTGGTCGGGGTCGGTGAACCGTCTGCGCAGCCAGTGGTCAGGGTGGGCGGGGTTGGTAGCTCCGGCAAGCTGCGTGAACGGGACACCGGGCCAGCGGAGGCGTCCCTCGAGCATCGTCCAGTCTCCCTCGGTCAGCTCCACGGCTTCGTCCACGAAGGCGAAGGCGAGGTCGAGGGAACCGACCTTGCTCGGTACACCCGTGACCGGGTCAGCGTCAAGCCCGAGGAGCCAGAACCGGCTGCCATTCGCCAGGTCATAGCGTCCCTCGGTAACGTTGCGCTTGGTGACGACACCAGCAGGGAGAACATCGCGGAAGAGGGTGATCTGAGTCGTGCTTGCCAGAGAGGCGCGGACCTTGCGGAAGATGCCGATAGGCGCACCGGGGTATCGCTTGGCGAGGTGGTAGGCCTTCTCGCAGAGGATGCGGCTCTTGCCGGCGCCGAAGGCTCCGGAGTAGAGGAGTTCGGGCGCCTCGCTGTCGAAGAACGCTCGCTGCTGCTCATTCGCGAACCTCGGCCCCAGCTCCGACCGCAACGCTTCCAGCAGCGGTCTCGGCAGCGAGAGCAGCCTCTCCGTCGCTGACTGCCCGGTCGATGACGTCGCGGAGGACAGCCCGTTCGTGGTCATCGAGGGTATCCGCCAGTGTCTTGGTCTCGGTCCTGGCCGTGGCGTGACCGCTCAGGAGCTGCGCCTTGTCCGTGAGGATGCCGTAGAGCACCGACAGGTCGCGAGGCTCGAACTCGTGCAGCTTGCCGTGGATGACCGACAACACCTTGTGCGCCAGGGCCTGAGACTCCTCGGCCAGGTCCTCGCGGGTTTTCGTCCGAAGGAGTCCGAACTCCGCGGAGTCGCGCCAATAAGCCAGAGTCTGCTTCGGGATGCCTTGAGCTTCGGCAGCCTCGGTGAGACTCGAAGCCTCCGCAGCGATGACCGCCGTCATCTTCTGGCGCTTCGTGTAGCGACGTCGCTCGGTCATGCACTGACCCGCTCTTCTTCCGGCGGCTCCACGTCGCCAAGACGCTCATCGATCCGCTCGATGTAGACGCGAGCCGCCCACGCGAAGGCGATGAGCACCACGATGGCGGCTAGGAGCAGGGCAGGCCAGAGCATCACTCAGGGCGCGGCACGGGAGCGTTGCCAATGACGGTGCCGGACTCATCGGTGATACGGATCTGCGTGCCCTGCTTGAGCTGCGGATCGTTCACCGGCGTCGTACTGGTGTTGGCGATGAACGCCACCAGGACGCCGAGGACGGAGCCGATGGCGCCGAGGATGAGGGCTACTTGCTCACCGTCGACCTCGGGGAACGCAACGAGGACGACCGTCTGGATTGTGGCGAGCAGGGCCGAGATGAGGCCGACCCACTGGACGGTCGACCTACCGAGCAGCATCGGGGGTCTCCTCGTTCTCGCCGGCGGCGTCGGGGTCGGCCTGCGGCTCTTCGGGCGCCTCTGCCTCCGCAGGCTCTTCGATGGTCTTCTCGGCGTCTTCCACGTCAAAGTCGCTCATGCTGGGTCTCCTTCTCCCATGAGGGCCGAAGCGGCCCTATCTTCGATGGCCTCTAGGGCTCCACGATACCTCACGATGTCCGCGTCCTTGACGTCACCCGCGGCACGACAGGCGATGAGCTCAAGGGTCAGTCGCGCTATCTCATCGGCGCATTCGTCGGGCGGTTGGGTGGCCTCGCACTCGGCGAGGGCCGCTTGCACCGCGGCCAGCTCCGCTTCCTTGGCCGTCAGGGCCTCGGTGACCTGGCCGACCTCTTGCGTCTTGGCCAGGGCTACCGCACGGGTCGCCACGAGCTGGCGCTGTATCTGCTCGTAGTCGGGTGGCGTGAAGAGGATGTCGAGAAACGCTCCGGCGCGACCGTCGGGGATGGTGCCCTGATAGACCACGTCGTTGTCGAAGGGCGACTCGATCTTCGGATAGACCAGCAGCTCGCCGCAGCGGTCGGCGAAGATCTCTGCCGGCATCCGGTCAGACGCTCCAGCCGTCCAGCCCGAGTTCGCGACGCTGGCCGGCTCCATCAGCGCCGTAAGGTCGTCGCGCTGCGACCGGACCAGGTATGCCGCATCGAGTGGCACATGTCCATGCTCATGCCCGATGACGTAGAGGGTCCGGGCTCGCGGCATCCCACGGAGGATCTGCACCTTCATCTGCGAGTAGATCGCGTTGCCCTGACGCGGACCGCTGCCCACCGAGGGCGGCAAAGCCGGCATCTGGTTGGCAGGCAGGAACTCCACCGTCGTCATCCTGTCGATGCGTTCCCACGGGAACGTCGACCGCTGACGCCACTCGCGCCAGATGGCGAGTTCGTCAGTGGTGCCAGAGACCCTGAAGTTGCCGATCGTCTGGGTAGGCATCAGCGGCCTCGGAACAGTTCGACGATCAGCGCCAGCATGAAGCCGCCGACCGTGGCCAGGAGGGCGAAGAAGGCCATCGTGCGGCGGATACCCTCATCACGTTCCTTCTCGCGGTGCAAGGTCGACGCCTCACGCTCCTGCTCCCGCGCCACCCGGGCGATGTCGGCGTCCTCGAGCTTGTCGACGCGAGTACTCAGCGGCTCGTGGGCCGTCCGGTACTCGGAGCGCGGCAAGTGGTCGCGACTCTCGCGGTCGGCCAGTTCCGTCAGCGTGTCCAGGCGGCTGATGATGGCGGCCTTCTCGGCCTGGTTCTCGTCCTTCGACACGAACGACTGCTGCGCGTCCCGGAGCGATGCCCGGATCTCGTTCATCCCGTCCAGGCGCTTGTCCATCGCGTCGACCGCCACCTGGATGGCCTGACGGGAGTTGGCGTGCTCGCGGAGGTGTCCCTGCTCGTGCGCCGCGTGCTCGCGCTGATGCGCCTTGATCAGCGACTCGATGTACCCCCGGAGCGTGACTTCCCGACCGGGCACTCACGACATCCTGGTAACGAGAGCCGCCGTCGGAGAGAGGGTCAAACCGACGGCGGCACAGGGAGCGGGAGTCTGCAACGTCTTCACTTGTGCGGGCAGCGTACAGCATCGGCGCAAGCGTCAAGCCTCGTCCTCGTCACGAGGCAGCAGGAAGAACCTGGACATCGTTCCCGAGTCGCCGTAGCCCGGCACGACTGAGCCAGCCTCTTCGGTGTTCCATCCGGTCACCCCGCCATCGGCGTCAACGGAGCGGGTGTAGGTGTTCGGTGACTTCGTGCCGGTAGCCTTCGGCGTCGGCGCAGGCACGTCCAGCCCTAGCCCGCGCTGCGTGCCGTTCAGCCTTGCCTCGGCGATGGCGACGTAGGAGGGGTCTTGCTCGATGCCGATCCATGCGAAGCCTTCCTGCTCGGCGGCGATGAGGGTGCTGCCACTGCCTGCGAACGGGTCCAGGACGGTGCCGCCGGTCGGCGTCACCAGCCTCACGAGATGGCGCATCAGGGCGAGGGGCTTCACCGTCACGTCGGATGCGCGTTGAGACGCGCACCCGAGCGGGCATCACCTCCTTCCGGCCGGATCGCAGGCTCGCGCTCGTTGCGGGCGCTCTTGGGGATGAGGAAGAAGCGGGAGTAGGTGCCGGTGTCGCCGTAGGTCGCGTCCTCAGTGACCACGGGGCGTTCGCCATAGATCGTGTTGCCGCTCCATGCGCCAGGCGTCTTGTTGCGGTTGACCGCCACGCCGGCCTTGACGTCGCCCCCGCCCACTACGCCCTCGACCCCACCCGAGAAGATGTCGTCGGTCAAGATAACGTTCGCGGGCCACCTTCCAGCCGGACCGTCGATGCGATCCGTCGGACGCTCATGCGTTCCGCCGAAGTTGGTTCCGCCCGCACCGTTCGGGTAGCTGTACGGCTCCGCAGCGATGCGCGTCCCGTCGATGTTCAGCGCGCCGGTCCCGTGGCGAAGCAAGTTCTCCGCGACGCTGCCAGCGAAGGGCTTGCGGGCCATGACGATGGGCTCCCAGGCGGGCTTGAGCGCGGTGCCCCAGCCTTGCCACTTCTCGGCGTCGGGCGTGGCGGGTGCGGTGATGTTGGCCTCGACTTCACGGCGCTCGCCCATGCGGAGTTCGAGCGAGCTGCCACCACCTTGCACCATCGTCCGCTCGCGGATGACCTCACGCTGGTCCCACGCTTCGCCAGGCTTGCCCTTGCGACCGTTGAGCCGCCATACCTCGGCATCCATCTCGTCACCGAAGCCGAGCAGCGCCTTGAGCACGAGCCACTGGTCCCAGGTCGGGCAATGGGCTTGCGGGTCCACGCGCTCGCCCATCCACTTGTGGACCATCCGCGAGTCGACCGCGAAGTGATCGGCGACTTCCGCCACGCTGCGACTTGCTGCGACACGAGCCGCCCACAGGAACTCCCGCACGGGTTGTAGGTCGTCATGGCGCATCCGGTCGATGGCCTTCGATACGTCGTGACTCTTCGGGAAGCCGCTGGCGTAGGCCCAGACCAGCGTGTCGCGGATGATCCACCCGGCGTCCTCGATGGCGCAGGCCAGGCGATGGCTGGTGCGCGTCCCGCCGAAGGCCAGCAGGTAGGCGCCGGGCTTGGCGACACGGAGAGCTTCGGCGGCCCAGCGGTGGTGCCACTCCTGCGATGCGAGCGTCGAGTTTCGGGCGTCGCTGTTGCCCCAGCCGGGACGGTAGAACGGCGACACCGACTTGCCAGTCGCGTCGGGGTGCCGGTCGCGGAGGTCATCCACGCCCTGACGCCCCGCCACGTCCCACTCCTTGCCCATGAAGCCGAGCAAGTAGGGCGGATCGCAGACGATGGCGTCGACGGACTCGGCGGGCATCGCCGCCATGACCTCTACGCAGTCGCCCAGGTGAATGGTCAAAACGGGATCGAGCCGTTGCGTCGCCCCAGCGAGATCTCGAAGCCCTTGACCACCCTGTTCGCCCCGCCGCGAGCATGCTCGAGCTTGCCGAGGTAGACCTTGACGCGGCGCTCGCAGTGATCGCAGAAGCCGGTGCCGGTCGTGTCGCTGACGGGATGGCGCGACGTGCCGACGGGCTGCGGGATGGGCGGCACGGCCTTCGATGGCTTGTGGGGAGCGTAGTCCTGGAGCTCGCCGTGCCAGCCGCAGACGCAGGAGGCCGGGGCGGTCGGGTAGTGCCCTTCGGGGCCGGGCGGCGTGCCGACGTAGCGGACGTCCTCGATGCGATGCGCGGAGTTGCGCGGGCCGGTCGCCATCAGTCGGGCTGGCCTCCGGTGAGGGCACGGCGGGCGGCGATGCGTTCATCGATGCTCCACGTATCCCCTGAGGTCGCCGTCAGCAGTTTCTCCAGCGCCGACTCGAACGCCTCCACCCGCGAACGCAGGGCGGCGTCGTCGGGGGTGGAGGCGAGAGCTTCGTGGGCAAGCTCCTGCACCTTCAGCATCCCCGCACATGTGGGGTCGTGCTTGCCCTCGAACCGGCACCAGTGAGGCTCGCCGTCGGTCGGGACATTCGTAACGGTGATGCGAAGCGCGCCGAGAACCTGTCGCAGAGCCTCTCGCACCCCCGGCCCGCCCGCAGCTTCCTGCGGCGGCTGGGCATGGTTGGCTGGCATGTTGGTAGTCGGGTTCGCCCTGAGCGGGTCGTTGGCCGTGAACGTGCTGAACTTGTGCCGCCTCGGCTCGTTCACAGCGGACTCCCTTCCGAGTCGAGTCGGGCGAGGGCTTCGCGGAGAGCGTCGTATGACGACTTGTGGACGGCGCTGAGACCGCTCGACGTGTTATGAGCATCAAGGAACTCGACTCCAGCGACGAGTTCCTGCGCGGCCTCGGCGATGCCTAGCAGCCATTCGACGTCGCGGCGGGCGGCGGCGATGAGTGCCTGATTCGCAAGCGACCCGCCTACGCAGGGATCGCCCTTGGCGAAGCACGACTCGCAGACCTGCACGGTCAGGACGCCTTCGCCGTTCGCTAGCGTCGTGCCAGTCGATAGACCGATGGCTCCTGAGTCCGCAACCCACTTCCACGGGCCGGGCGTCGCGGCTTCCAGCCTTGCTCGGATGGCTGCCAGGCTCATGGCTTGACCCCATCCAAGCCGCTCACGGCGACGTGGTCGCGCATCTCGAGGACGACGTAGCGCCGCGTGGCGTGGCCGCTTCCGGGACGGTCGCTGACGACGAGCAGCGGCACGCGGCCCCCGGTCCGCGGGAGCTTCTGGAGCTCGGCCCAGACCCGCTCGCTGAACCATCCGCCAGCCTTGCTCTGGACGACGAATAGCTCACCGACCTGGACATCATCAGGGCCGCCGAACTGGCCGGTGCGCTTGCCGCCGTAGGCTTTGGCGATCTGGCGCTCGGCGTCCTTGCCAGCGCGGAGGCTGGTGCGGCCACGACGGGAGCGGGCTTCGTCCTTGACGACGCGGCACCGAGCGCAGACCCACCTATCCACACCACTCGTCGGCTCGAACACCCGTGCCCACTGATGGCGCCGGCACTTCCGCGGCTCCGGCGCTCCGAGGTTCGGGTCGGTGGGAGTGGCGAAGGGCATGGCGTCCAGGTCGTTCATTCGTCGTACCCCATCACCTTGCGCATCTCAGCGCGGCGTTCGTACTCAGCCCGGAACCGCTCATCGCGTTGCTTGGAGGTCTCCTCGATGCGGTCTTCGCGCTCCAGCGCCCGAAGGTCGGGCTTCGGGTGTAGGGCATCGATGGCACCGAAGACGAACCCCTTGACGTCACCGTCCTCGACGCCGGCCTCACTGAGACGGTCGAACCACCCGATGACCGCGTTGACGCCGTGGCGCTCGACGGTCATCACGAGCTGGCGGTGGAAGCCGTTGCCAGGGTTGATGTAGCAGCCGTGTCGACCGAGCCATTGCAGGGCAGGGAACTCCGGTTCGTCGTCTTCCCCCCCTAGAACCCCCCCGCTAGCTTCCGAAGACAAAGGACTATCAACAGGTGACAGCGACAGTGCGCGCGTACCACTGTCAGTGGTGTCATCACTCTGAACGTCACTCTCAGCGTCACTGTGAGCGTCACGGTACTTGCCTTGTCTCAGGGAGTGTTCCCTTTGATGACGAGGCCAGTCGTGTACCACGAGGGTGCCATCAGGGAACGGCCCTCGACCTCTGAGGCAGACCTTCTGGCGTGCCTCGTCACAGAAGTTCGGTGCCCGATGGATGAGTCCGGCCTTGAGGTAGCCATCCAGACACCGGGCGTGCCGGCCCATCATCTCGACCCACTGTCCGGGTGTGAAGGTGCCCTGTCGATAGAGCAGCTTGGCCTCGCCGAGAGCGACGATCCAGCCGTAGCGGGCGGTGTCGCTGGGGAGGGAGGTCATCTTCTCGCTGCGCCTGATCGTGGCGTCTACAGCGAACCAAGGAACCGTCATCTCTGCAACCTCTATAGCGCGATCAGCCGGGCCGGAGGTTGCAGCCACGACAGCTCCGGCCGACCGCATAGTCATTGTACTCGCTCAGGACACCGATGCAAGCGCCAGCCGCGCCAGCGTCGCGAGAAGATGCCAGGCCCGCCCTGGTCCTTCCCGTAGACCACGGAGCGCCGGCAGCCCTGACACGGGATGGGCCCCAACAAGATCCGCAGCGACTCGGCTCTCATGCCAGCGCCAGCGGTGACACGGCGCGGAGACTGCATCGCGGCTGGTGGCACTTGCCCTCGGGCTCGCACCATTCGCAGAAGGCCGCCACGCCGCGCTCGAGGGCACGCAGGCGGTCACGCTCCATGTCAGTGAGCCGTCGACGGGCCAGCGGCACCGGATGCTTCGGACGGTTGCCGGAGCTCACGCAGTCCTTGCAGCGGTACTCCAGGCCATCGGGCCGCGATGCGTCCCGGTGGTACTCCGTCCTCGGGAGCTCGCGGCGGCAGGCACTGCAGGTCTTCATCCGACCAGCCCCAGCGGCTTGGGCTTGCCGCAGCGGTCGCAGATGTACGCCTGATGAAGTCGGGCGAAGTGCGCCTCAGCGTCTGAGCAGTTCGGTGGGCAGGTGTATTTCCAGTCCCACTGATGGTATTCCGGAGTGCAGAAGTCGCAGTCGCCACAAGGCAAGCCATCGTCTCCGCATTCGGGATTGTGCCGACTCATGCCGCCTTGCCTCAGGCACTCGGCTCTCATATCTTCGGTCCCGATACCCACTCGACCGAATGGCGGTATTGCGAGCAGCCCGGTTCGTAGCCATCTGACTCTCGGTAGAGCACGGCCACCTTCTCGTCGGCCCATGCCCAGTGCATCGGGCCACACACGAGGATGTCGTCGGCCTTGAGGCCGAACCGCTCATCACCTAGGAGCAGGCGGTAACGGGATGGCTTGAAAGCCGTCGCCGTCACGTAGTGGACTCCCCCGGCCGGGAGCGGGTCGCCGGGCCGATGCGGACAATATGAGCAACGACCAGGTAAGAAGCCAGTCGACTTGTTCATCCGACCAGCCCCAGCGGCATGTCGACGTTGCGCTTGAACTGCTGCTCGAGGTAATCAGGATTTAGATCCACAAGGATGGCCCGCCGCGAGAGGCGCTGCGCCACCATGCCCACCGTGCCGCTGCCAGCGAAGGGGTCCAGGACCACGCTCGGCACCGGCTCGGCGTCGTGGGCACAGGATGGCTGCCAGCCGGTCGTCGCTGGCGTCTCGGGGTAGTAGCCGCCGACTCTCTCCACGCCGCCGCGATGCCGCGGCACGATGCCCTGTCCGTGGTAGTTCTCCCGCTGAGGCTCTGAGGCGACCCGCTCCACCACGCGCCGCCACGGGGCGCCGCACTCGGGACAGACGCCGCGCTCCGACGTGCCGGCCTTCACGCAAGGCTCGACCAGTTCCGGCGGGAAGACGGCGAAGTGCGCGCCGGGATAGGGCTTCGTGGCGATCGTCCAGACGGAGCGGCGGTTGCGGCCTGCGGGGTTGTGCCACGCTGCCGGCTGTCCGGCGGCTTGAGTCGGTGCGTCGTTACGACTGGCATCGACCTTCGTCTGAGACTGACGCACCCAACCGTTCGCGGCCACGTTCTCCGTATGGGCAGCGTTCGGCTGACGGATAGCCTCTTGGTCGTAGTAGTAGGTCGGTCGCTTCGATAGCAGGAACAGGTATTCGTGGGACTTCGTAGGGCGGTCGGTGACGGACTCCGGCATCGGGTTCGGCTTCGACCAGATGATGTCGCTGCGCAGGTACCAGCCGTCCGCTTGCAGTGCGAAGGCGACGCGCCACGGGATGCCGACGAGTTGCTTCGGTGCCAACCCTGTTCGTCGTGTCATCTCATGGCTACCTGACGCTTCGCCTCGGCCGACCCGCTCGCTCCGCTCACGGGAGTCGCCAGTCTCCTTGTGGTAGGCCGCCCATGAGCGGTCGTTGGACAAGCCCCAGCCCTGCTGGCGTGCGATGTACGAGTCGCCGAGATTGAGCCAGCATGTCCCGTCCTGCCGCAGCACGCGCCGGACCTCGCGGAACACGGCGACCATGTTGGCGACGTACTCCTCGGGCGTCGGCTCGAGGCCGAGCTGGTGGTCCTGGCGGACGGCTCCGCAAGCACAGTCGCCGGAGCGCACGCCGATGGAGCCGCGCTTCGTCTGCTGCTTGGGCCCGCCGGTGTCGGCTGTGCGGAGCTCCAGGCCGACGTGCTCATGGCCCGCCTCCCCGCCGTCCCACGAGGCCGTCCCGTAGTCTCTCAAGCCCCACTAGTACGGCGGGCTGGTGATGACGGCGTGAACGCTCTCATCCTCCAGGCCCGCCAAAACCTCCCTACAGTCGCCGCCATAGATACTCAGCCATGCGTCTTGGTGAACAGGCTTCATCGTGACTCCATACTAGATACGTTCATGCCAGCGACGCCCACAGGGAAGGCTCCTCGACAGGCACCTCCGCAGGGCTGGCCATCCGCTTCGCCGTGGCTCGCAGCGCCCGCGCCGTTAGAAGCTGGTTGATGGCCCTGCGCCGCAGCCGGCCAGCCATCTCGGCGACCTCCGCGGCGTCCTCGCTGACCCAGATGCCTTCGTCACCGGAGCAGATGGGCGCACCGGCGAGCCGCGCCACGAGGATCATCTCCTGGACTTCCCTCGTGGACACGCCGAGCGCCTTGGCGAGCTGCGGCTGCGTCGCTGGCTGGCTCGACAGGTAGCGGAGGATCACGCCGCTCGTCGCTTCGGTGGCTTCTGCTTGCAGAACGCCGTAGAGCAGACCTCGAATGCCGTATATGCCTTACCGCTGCTGGCCGCGACGCCACCAGGTACCAACTTGGCCGGCGTCCCATGCTCAGGACACTTCCACTCCGGCGTCGTGCCGGTCTGCTCATGGAAGACGCGCTGTGCCACGCCCAGCGGGCCGTCGTCATCGATGGACTGCGGGGGTGGCAGTTCGGCCAGCGGCGGCTCTGCGTCGCTCCTGTTGGCCTCTACGGTGTTGTTAGCGATGACTGTCGCCCTGTATGGCGTGTTCTGTGCGTGCTCTGTCGTGTATTGCACGTCTGGCACGACGCCATCGGGCACCTCGATCGTCAGCGTGATGATGACCTTGTTCACTTCTGGACTCCCTCTGCGATGATGCCGATAAGCGTGCCGAAGATGATGATGCCGATGCCTATGAGGGTCACCGCAGAGATCAGCGGTCCCGGAGCTGCCAAGATCAGACCTACCGCGACGAGGGCCCCTGCGATCGGTCCAGCAAGACTCGTCACGCCGCACGCTCCTTCCGATCGCGCCACTCATCGGGCTGCGCCTGTTGCCAGTGCCAGAGGCGCAGGCAGGCGATGAACGCCTCGAAGTCGTCGCTGGTGACATCCTGGTAAACGAGCTCGTAGCCCTCCGGCCGCAGGTGGAGCAGGGCATACCGCTCGATCTTGGGCAGGCGGTATCGCTTGGGGTCCAGCGGCCGGCCCACGAAGCAGGACGGGTGGCCGTAGGCGGCGAGCTGGATGCGCATGGACGGCTGGAGAGTGGCGCCTGTCTTGACGTCGACCAGCGTCACCGCTCCGTCGATCTCTCCGATGCCGTCCAGGGTTCCTCCGTACCCGTAGTCCAGTGAGCAGACCATCGCCTCGACCGTGAGCCACTTGACCTTGACGTCGCCTCGGAAGGCGAAGAAGGAGTCCATGAAGGGCGCCTCGGCCTCCGTTGGGTTGGTGATCGCGACGCGCCGCTCGTGATGCGCCCGCAAGACTTCCTCGACCATCGCGTGGACGTTCGTGCCGATGCGCGCCTTGTCCTTGGCTTCCTTGTCGGTGACGGTCTTGACCGTCTTGATGGTCTCGTCGGCTCCGAAGTCGGCCACAAGCTTGGCGACGAAGTCCAGGTTGTTGACCGCGTACTTAGCGGTCTCACGCCGCGCCCAGCCGATGAGCGGGCCGGACTTGTCCAGCATCCCGACGGCGCTGGTCACGCCGGGCAGCGGGCCTTCGCCGTCCCAGTAGTAGCGGTGGTACTGGTCTCGGGCGAGCCCGACCTTCGCGATGGTCATGGCTTCTTCTCGACTTCTAGCTCGTGTTCGATCATGTCCAGGTACTCCCGCAGGAGCCGCAGCCCTTCGGCTAGTAACGGCCCGCCGGTCACGATGAGCTCGAAGCCGATCTCGCCTTGGTACTGATCCGGCAGCGCCGCCTCGACACGTCGCCACGCTGCGCCGAAGTCCAGGTCGGCGGCGATGGTGGGGTCGGCGGCTAGAGTCTGCGCCGCTAGGTCACCCGGCCTGGCGTACCACTCCTGCGTATCTTCTAACGCTCCATCGTCATCAGCGTCGGGGAGTGCGCCGTCGCCGTTCAGCAAGGCCGTCGCCAGCCGCTCTACGGGCGTCACGGCAGCGGCACCGGAGGGCCGGTCACGATGGCGTCGATGATGGCGAGGCCGAACAGGGCGCCGAGGGCCAGCAGGAGCGCGACCTGGACGATGCCCGTCAGGATGCGGTGGACGAGCCGGCGCCGGTGGCTCTGGCGGACCTCGTGGAGATACCAGCCGTCGTAGGAGCCGGTGTGGCGGTAGCGGGTCATGACTCGCCCATCGCTGCCACGAGGTCATAGACGATCTGCATCCCGATCAGGCGGGTCTTGTCGGTGCGCCACAGGTTCGTCGCACCGTTCAGGCGATACAGATGATCCGCGACCTTGCCGTCGATGCGTGCCCAGCCGTAGGGCGACCGACGATACATCTGACCGTTGTGCTTCTGGATCTCTCCGACCAGTGCGTCGGGCCACCGGCTGGTCAGGACTTCGCTGGCAGTCATTCCGGGCACCGCCCGCCCTCGACCCAGTAGCTCTTGAGAGGCTTGAGCCAGCGGTTTTCGTGGTTCCAGAAGACCGCGTAGACGCACTCCCGGTCGAAGCTCTCCGCGCCGATGAAGGCGTCGTCGTTGAAGGATCTATAGAAGGGCTCCGCTGCGCCGTCGAGCTTGTTGATGGCTCGGCGCATGGCCACGCGGCTCAGGCAGGCGTCCTCGGTCGGCCGATGGGCCACGGTCCCGCCGTTCACCACGAGGTCGCGCGCTCGCTCCATCTGGCGTTTGGTGCAGGCGCCGGGGACGTAGGAGAAGCCCTCGGTCGACGCTTCGCCGGCATGGCTCGGCAGCGGCGCGGGCAGGACGGGCGGATGGTCCTTGGCATGGACCGCTGCGCCGCCTGAGATGGCGGCGGCGGCGAGTGTCAGTGAGACGAGGATGGTGCGCTTCATTCGGTGGCCTCCCTCTCGACAGCCACGAGCTCGCTCTTGGCTTCGCTGATGAACTTGTCGTAGCAGTCTCGGTAAGAGATGGCCGCCAAGCGGTCGAAGGTGCTCATCTCGTCACCTTGCGCTCGGCTCGACCAGTGGGCGCGACGCTCCTCGAGGTCGGCGATCCACGCCTTCGCGGCGATGGTCTGGGGTTGCGTCATCGGTCTATGCTCTCCTTCTGGCCGGGAGCGCGCCTCTATCTGGTGAGTCGATGCGCTCCCGGTCGGGCTATGCGACCTTCCTGGTCAGTGCGGTGGAGCGCGTCGCGGTAGCGGCGCTCGAGGTCCGGGTTGACGACGGCAAGCGCCTCGATCTGGTGGATGCGCTGCCGGACTACGCCCATCTGCGCGGCGAGCTCCTTGGTGGAGACCCGCTCGCGGATGCGGTCGAGCTTGAGGTCCATGCCGGTCGTGACGGTCATCAGCGGTTCTTGGCAGCGAGAGCCGCCTTCATCGCCTTGGTGGACTTGTAGACGACGCCCGTCTCGGTCTGCGTCATGCGCCCGTTCTCGCGGGTAACGAGGACTTCCGTCCAACCGTGACCCTTGGGAGAGGCGACCGCTGCGAAGTAGTTCATCGCGTGCTCTCCTTGCAGAAGTCCGACCGCTCGGTGCCGAGGCAGACCTTGCAGTGCTGCTTGGGGGTCGGGAGGGGCTTGTAGGTGTGGGGTCGGATGTCGCTCATGCCGTTACTATACACCCGCGCTAGCCCGTGTCAAGCACTTTATCCACATTCGCTAGTAGGCCATCCGACGTAGTGACACGCTGGACCGGCGCGGGTCATGCTGCGCTGGTCAACCCCTCACAGGAGACTCAGCCATGCGCAAGCGCCTTACCGTCGCCATCTCCATCGCCCTGACCGCTTCCTTCGCCCTGAGCCAGCTCGTGCTCGCGGGCGTCGAGTGGACGAGACGCTAGCCGTGGACCTGACCACCGTCCTCGTCGCGCTGGTCATCTTCGGCGTCATCGGAGCCCTCATCGCGCCACGCAAGGGCGTCAGCCCGTGGGAGGGCTTCGCCCTCGGCTTCATCCTCGGCATCTTCGGCGTCGCCTACCTGGCCATCAAGCGGGACAAGCCACAGATGCCGTACTGGACGGCTGGCCCGCCCCGCTAGGCGAAGGGTGACGCTGGCGCGGGTCGGGTGAGACTCGACCTCCACTAGAAGACCTCCAACGCGCAGACGACGGTCACCAGGACATCGGCAGTCGTCGGAGCGAAGGTCCCTGAGCCGGTCGCCTCGACCATGAGCAACTGGCCGGCGCTGAACGTCGACCCTGCTGCGTCGAGAGTCCCTGACATGAAGGCCGTCTGCGTGTCCGTCCCGTCGATGGTCGCAGTGGGGCCGATGGCTACGCCGTTGGCTGAGGCTCGGAAGGTGCAGGAGCCGGTCGTCCTGGCCGTCGAGAGGCGCACACCGATACCGATGACCGTTCCGTCAAAAGGCAGGACGACTCGCGACGCTCCAGAGATGGGCGTGCCGCTGACGTTGGCCGTCACGGGGAGGATGTTCTGCGCCCCGGACGCTGGCAGGTTGATGTCCGCACAGAAGTAGGCGACCGGCGCCGCGATGGATGTCCTGTAGGTGCCAGCACTCTGGGCCCAGATGACCCCCTCGACTTGAAGGATCTCCCCCGGCCCGAATGATCCCGGCGACGAAGCCTCAGCCACGAGGATGCTGCGCTTGGCGAAGTCCCGGCGGATGTCGGTGAAGTCGATGGAGCCCACAACGGTTCCTACACCTGGTCTCCGCACCACATGACGCATCCGCAGGTAACGGGCAGTCGCGGGCGGACTGACCCCTAGATCTGTGCCGTTGAAGGAAACCTCAGTGCCAGCCGTCAGCGGCGACGCTACGCTGACGTTCGTTTCGTCAGGCATCCCGATGGTCGAACGCGCGGCGTCGAGATATTGAAGGCGTTGGCTGACAGCGAAGGATCCGCTATTGGACGCCAAGGCCAATACGGTCCCACGGACATAGTCGCCGGTCCATCGAGCTCGCGCCCCGCCCATGTCGATGATCTGCTCGAAGAAGGCTTCGTCATCCGTCTGGCCCGAGACGAAGGTCATCCGGAAGTTCGAGCCGCTGGGACTCGAAGCATCCGTCACCTGCTTCGCCGTGATGTTCAGGTTCGATGATTGGACGAAGCGCCAGTTGGGCATGAAGTTGCTGCCCGCGATCTCCTTGTTGACCGTCGCCCTTCGGGAGACCTGGTAGTGATCCGCGGCCTGTCCCGGCATGAGCGCGCCGGACCAGATGGCGAACTCATCCAGCGACCCGTCGAACCACGCCGTGCCGGCCTGCCTGCGCCCGAGGGTGATGTCCGTGGCACTTGCCACGATGGTCTGGTCGGAGCCGGTGCCCGGTGATTCCACCCCGTCCACGTAGATGGTCGTGGTCGTCGTGGCCTTGGTGATGATGGCGTGATGCCACGCGGTGTCAGTGAAGGTCGCGTCGGTCGTCCAGATGGCCGAGCCGGACTTCTTGACGAGCTGGAGCTTGTCGCTCGAGTTGAGGATGACTTCGTAGTCGTTGGCACCCGTCGAGATGAGGGCCTGCGTCGTGCCCATCGTGGCGCCGCGCTTGAACCAGAGTTCGAGCGAGAACGTATCTCCAGGGTGAAGGGCCGTCGCGGTCGGGATGTTGACGTAGTCGTCCGTCCCGTCGAAGTCGGCGGCCTTGTCCCTGAGCCCACCCCCGTCGATGTTCTCACCGGTCTGAAGGGCACCATCTACTCCGAGGGTCACGCCGCCGGTATAGGTGCCGTCCCTGCCGTTGACGACGTCGTGAGCGGTCGTCCCGCTGGTCTCACCGAGTCGCCAGTACCCGACGAGGTTGGAGCTCTGCGTGATGGTGCGCTCGTACTGCCCGATGCCCGGAGTGATGTTCATCAGGGGGTCCGGCGGGCCCTTGGCGAAGGAGCCGTTGTAGACGCCGTAGTTGACCCAGTCGTTCTCGCTGGTCCCGTCGATGACCTGAAGCTGTCCGTCCGGCCCTTCGACGGTGATGGCCCCTCCGTAGACGTGGAGCCCCGCGCGGTCCACCCCGAAGGTCGCGGAGACCGTGTCCTCGTCGGAGCCGGGGACGTTGCTCCCGCCGAAGCCCGTGGGGTTCTGGGGATCGCTCATCGCTTGTTGTTCTTGCCGGTGTAGAACGACGTGGGCTTGACCGTGTCGGATAGCTCGAGCCGGATGCGGTAACGAACATCAGAGAAGGTGTCGTTGGGACCGGGAGCGGCGGTGACCTCTCTCCGGATGATCCGGTACCAGGTGAACGAGGGGATGCCGAGATGGGGGATCTTGATCTCGATGCGCATCCCTGCGCGCACCTCGTTGATCTGTGACGAGGGGACCTCGATGGCCACGTTCTCCAGGGTGTTCGTCTCGGAAGCTGAGTGGAGCAGGTAGCGGTCAGCCTTCGCTCTGGCCTTGGCCGGTGTCCTGACCTGGTTGTCGGTGACGGTGATCCTGCGTCGTCGGAACGCCGCCTCGGTCGCAAGGTTCTCGCGCTTCACCGCACCCGGAGGCTGGCCGTCGTGGATGAACCGGATGTGGGAGTAGATGTCCACCGGACTCGTTCGGAGCTGCACTTCCCCGATGGGCGCGAACGTCGTGATCTGGTTGACGTCCGTGGCGACCGACGAGATACGCACCGCCGCCGAGAGGTTGGTGCTCGTGGCGTAGTCGTAGTACAGCCGGTTGGTGCCGTTGTAGTTGTAGACGAAGAAGTTCTTCCCCGAAGCCTCGGAGCACTCCTCCAGGACGTCGAGGGCGGTGTTCTCCCGGTGGTCCGTGGGATCCATGTCCACGCCCGTGGTCCCATCGAAGGCACCCTGCACGATGCCGTAGGTCGTGAGCGCGGCCTTGGTCAACAGCCAGAGGATGCGCTGGCGGTCAGTCTCCGCGGGTCTGTCAGCGTCCCCGCCGGCGAGGTCGAAGTCCTCGAGCAGCGTGTTGATGTCGACGAGCATCACGTCGTACTGCGCGTCATCGCCCGTGCTGTATGGCCCGCGGTGTCTCACGCGGTCCGCGACGTAGCCCGAATAGACGCGGTCGGGACTGGCCGTGTTCTCCAGGCACATCACGAACTTCATGGCCGGGATGTTGGTAAGGGCAGGATCGTCCACGGTCATGCCGCCGATGCCGACCTGACCTCGGAAGGCGGACTCTACGAACACGAAGTCACCGCCCCGGATGTCGTCCGTCCTATCAACGGCGTTGATGAGGATCGTCTTGCTCACGAGACAACGACGCCGCCGTAACGGATGATCCGCTCGTTCTCGTTGTAGATGGTCCGGGCGTTGATGCTGACAGAGGAGCGCAGGTTGACGTTGACCCGGAGATCCTTCTGGCGGATGGCCTGCGTAGTACCGGCGACACGCTGCGCGATGATCTCGTCACCGTGCGCCTGGCTTGCGCGGAGATGCTGCGAGAGCTGGGCCAGAGTCTCGAAGCCGCTGGTGTCGGTGTTGTCAAGGTTGCGCAGAGAGTTACCGACCCGCTCGCTCATCCGGTTGACACCCGCTCCGATGCCCGCTGCCTTGTTGCGGACCTCTCCGAGGATGCGCGACGTGGCTCCTGAGCCCCGCCCGAAGGCATCGACGATGGGATTGAAGATGTCCGGTGCGAGCGTCTGACCGAGCTGGAGCACGGTCCGGTTGAGGATGGGCATCTCCTCGACCGAGATCCCCGAGCCGGAAGCTTGACGATTGAGGTTCCCGACCGATGAGGCGATCTCCGGCAGGAACTCCGCGAGGATGACCGCGCCACCGATGAGACCGGCGACCCTGTTACTGCCGCCACCAACTGCCCCTCCGGGCGCCCCACCCGCCACCGGCCCGACGACCGTCACGTGGCCAGCGTTGATGTGCGTCAAGGACTTGAGCGCGACCGCTGCCAGTTCTCCGAGGCCACC